GTGTAGTTGGTCCAGAAGCTGTCCTTGAACCTTGGATTTTCTTCAGTGAAACTAAACGAAAGTCCGTCCAGCGGAATTTCTATTCCTTCATTGGTTATAAATTTGTCTTGCATAATTTACATAGTTTCTATCACATTAAACTCTAAATCCATCTGATACAGATGTTCGCTGGTGTCGTACATTTCGTTTTTCTTACCCACAGCTACAGCTTTCAGCCTTAAATTGCCAATCATGATAAAACATAGATTAGACCCCAGCAGGTCATCTATCAGCGCAATTTCCTCCCGAAGAATCCAGCCTGTATTGATTGTTAAAGATTTCTTCCGTTTGCTGCCGTATTTTAATTTGTTTTCAGCATCAAAATAATGCTCAAACTCAGAAATCATTCGGTATTTATCGTGAGCAGAGAACCACTCAAATACCAAGTTCTCCGTTTCAAAGAAGATATGAATCGGATTTTCAACCTCTGGGAACGGAATATATTTAATCTCCCCAGCAGTAATGATTTCATTCTCTTTTCCAGTGAATAATTTTCGGATAAAATTATGAGAACGAACCTCGTTTTTCTTCTCAAAAGCGGGTTTTCCTCCTTGATAAATATTCATTAGCGGAACAAACTCTGCCTTTTCTGAAATAGCATCTGCACTGATTCGGATTACAGATTCTGGATAGGTTCTGCGCATGGGATGATTGGTAAATAACGGAAAACATCGTGGTCTTCTGCCAGGAACAAAGAAAACATTCTTTATCTGATATTCTGAAAGCTGTTCATCATCTGCATTATGCTCGGTAATAGTAATATTTACGAGTGCAAAGCTATACTGATAACCTACATCATTCAACGGATAAAGCTCTCTGCATCTTGCAAAGAAGTCTTGGATTTCCTCTCCAGGGAAAATCTCTACTTCATTTTTGAAATAAAGATATTCATACTCTTGAACCTCTTGGTATTCCTGCTGATAGCCTTTGAAAAACATCTCCAATTTCATTTTCACATAACTGGAGAAAGGATTATTTTGGCTCATCTTTATTTTGTTCTTGTCTAGAGCAAAATAATAGGCTTCGCCTCTAAAATCTGATCTTAAACTCTCTGCTATCTTCAGCCTTACTGAAAAACTTTTTTGTATTGTTCCTGCAGAAAGCAGTATTTCTCCGCTGTAAGCTCCCACGGCAAGACTCTCTGGTTTTACTGTGGTAATTTTCAGTTTCCCACCTTCTATTACAGCAGTTTCTATGAATGATGGTTTTAAAGAAACGCTGATTTCTAAATTATTTGGATTAACGATATCCGCAGTAAAAGTTTTTGCAGAATCTACCCCTTTTATTAAAGTATCTTCAAAAATTCTTGGAGAAAAATCAAAATCCTTCACTACTTCCCCCGAAATAGTTTTAAATAAAATTACGATTGTCTTTTTCTTTCCTCCCGCTTTTATTTCTGCATGAAATTCATAAGTAGAATCTACTGGTGTGGTGTCTGAATATGCAGACTTTGATATTTGTATAACGCTTTTATCAGTTTCTTTCGAAATATCCAAAGAAAAAGGATAAAAAGACTCCCAGTCTGGAGTAATATTAAAAGCAATAGGCTCCGTAGTGCGGACTTCTAACCTGGTATCTCCACTAAGGGTCTTTGTCGCCTTGTTGTAAGTCAGAACAAGATCGGTCTTGTCTGTCACCAAATCCGATGGAGAAGCCTGCCCCTGCTTAACTTCTAATTTAACAGTCACAGAAACAGAACTCGGCTCTATGTAATGTTCACCGCCTCTGTCATCTATTCCGTAAGCCTCGTAGATGATAGATGCAGAATACCTTCCAGCACTCAGTCCCGCAAGCCCCGTAACATCCAAAAGAACATCTGCTTGGCGTGGGTTAATCTTTCCGCTGTTTCCTCCTTCTCTAAATATCTTTTCCTTGGTGCTGACATTGAGCCAGTTCGATGCCCCAAGGTTATAAGTCACCCGAGTTTTATAGACAAACTTCTTATATGGAGCATCATTCCACAAATCTAGTTCTGGGAAAGTCAGCCTGCTGGTCTGCTGGCTGGGCATTCCCTTGCCTTTGATGTATTCAAAAACAATAGTAGGAGGATTCACATCCCACTCCACCAAAGGAGCGTCTTCTTGTTTGTATCCGCCGCATTCATAACCATTTTGCGAGGTAAGTTGCCAATTATCACAAACCGCAATCTTTTTTAATCTAATTTTCTTTGCCATAATCTGTATAAAGAATTTCGTTTTGATATTTTTTTAACTCTCTTTTTTCTGAAACCGCATTATGAACCCATATCTCTATACAATATCGATAATTCGTAAAGAGAATTATTCTATTGGGATTTTGCTCAATCATTTTTACGCCTGTAATTTCAGTAGGAATTTTCCATAGCAATTGGCGGAAAGCCCACCTGCTCACTACGAAATCTACATCTTTCGGCGTGTAGTCTTCTTGCAGCTGTTCCCCGAACACTTTCGCTACAGAACCACACACAGCAGGCGTTTCATTTGTCAGCTCTTCGACCAAGGAAATCACTTGGTCGCAAAGCTTATTCATCGGGTCGTTATCAAAGACCTTGAATTTTTGGAAAGAATTTTTATTTTCTCGCATTTCTTTTTTCTATATTTTCAAATTGTTTTATTGCGTTTTTCAATCTTTTACCATTTTCGGCATTCTCTACCATCCACGCTTCTACTCCGTTTTCTTTTAGTTCGGAAAGAACTTGTTTCAAGTCTGATAAAATTGGCTGCATTTCTGCTCCTAAAACCATCTGAGCCGTTGCAGGAGTCTGAACATCCCCTCCCGAAGTCTGTCCTCCGCCTGTAAAACCTCCTTCTGCGTAGCCTCTTGGCGCTTGTGTTCTGCCTGTTCGGATACTTTCCATCCAGTCTACTACATCAGCAACCACTGGATTCTGAAGCATCCATTTAGGAGTGACATATTCGTTCTCGTGGACTATTCCCGCTGGTCTGAATCCAGAACTATCAGGAGAACCGAAGCCACCACCTGTAAAACCACCTTTGTCAAAACTGTCTGGCTGAGCAAGAACCGCTGCAATCTGCGCAGCACCCAAAGCCGATACCACACCAGTAAGAACCCCAGCAGAAATACCAAAATCAAACTTAGGAACCTGCGCCCATATTCCGATAATTGCTTGAGCTGTATTGATAGCAATCTGTGCAATCGCCATTGCTTTCTGAATCTTAGCTTGTCTGTTTGCCAATTCTGCTTTCTTCGCATCGGTTTCCTCCTCTAACAGCTGGACACCTTTATGATATTGTTCCTGGTTGATGTAGCCTTCATTCAGTTGTCGAAGAAGCTCTTTTTTCTTGTTGTCCTGCCCTTTGGTAAAACTTCTGAGTTCTCGCTCGTTAAGTCTTTGCTGAAGTTCAGAAAACTGAGAAAATGCATTTTTCAACGCCTGCACGCCCATCATTACAGCTTGAAGCTTGCGCTCGGTAGTGTCTAGATTTTTGAAAGTATCGCTCCACTGTGTAACCGAAAACCCAAGAATATCGACTTTGTCCATTTCCTTACGGGCATCTTTCTGGATTTGGGATTCATCACCTACTTCATTTCCATTCTTAGCAGCATTCAATTTATTGACTTCTGTAGTAATAGATGCTATTCTTTCTTTGAGTTCCTGCACTGATTTTTCAGAAAATACATTTGGATTGCTGAGTAAGTCCTCCAATATTTTTTGCTCTTTTTTGAAAAGCTCTATCTGCGCCTGCAGTGCAGCTCTGTTTGCATTTTCTCTCAATGCTTTTTTGGCGTCTTCTAGTGTGTGAATGTTTTTCAGCTCTTGGTCGCTGAGTTTCAAAAACTCCATTTCAGCAAGTTTTTCCCTTGCCTCCGCCATGGTTTTAATTTCTGTGATTTCATTCTCGTTCTTTTCATGAACAAGAGCCGCCTCCTTCTGCAAGTTCGTGATATCACGCTGATGTTTTTCAAGCTCTGCTTTTTCATCAATCGTTTTTATTTTCAGCTGATGTGTATGCTCCATCTGCTCTTTGATTTTATTATTCTGCGCAATAATGGAGTTGATGACTGCGATTTCTTCTCTTTTATTTTGAATCGCTGCATCATAATTCTTTTGAGCTTGAGGACTTGCTCCTGCTTTTGCTTTTTGGAAATCAGAAATCTCTCGTTCCACTTTGGCAATAGCATCTTTCTTTTCTTTATTCTGATTCTCGATATCTTCTAAATTCCGATTGTGCTCGGTTTCCAAAAGTCTTTTTTCTTTCTCATAACCTTCGAGCTGGATTTTTTCCCTTTCATCTTCATATTTTCTATGAGCGTCCAGAAGCTCTTTGTCATATTTTCTCTTTTCCTCTAAAGATTTTTCATAAGCCGATTTTGATTTGTCTGCGCTGGAATCTTTTTTAGGAGTTTTAGTTTTTGCAGGACCAGCAACAGCACTATTTACTGGTTTATTAGAAGCAGGAGCGGTAGAACTGCCCACCTCTCCTTGTATTTTAGCTATCTCATCTGCAAGCGGATTCAATTGGTCTTTCAAGCCTTGCACATCTTGTCTTCTTTTTTCATAAACATGGGCATATTCTTTTTTTAACTCATCTGCTCGTTTTTTTCCTACAGCTTTCAGCCATTTTTGGTATTGAACTTCTTCATCTTTATCAAGATTTACAACATCTTTTCCTCCAAAGAAATTGCTTATTTTATTAGCAGCTTTATCAACCCAGCCAAGGTTTTCGCCCAGTGATTCGTTTTCTTTATCAATAATCTGCTCTCCTATTTTATCCATTTTAGCTGTAAGAGATTTTATTCTTGACATTTTTAGGAGTTGTTCGGTATATTTTTTTACTGCATCAGTTGCTTCTTTGGTATTGATGTTTTCTAAATTCAAGAAACCTAAATACTCTGGAGAAATTTCGTTGAGTTTTCTAATAGCCTCCAGTCTTTTTTCTTTAGATAAAGTTTCATCTCTGGCAGTTTTCATAAGCTGGTCCAGCTCATTTTTTTGAGAAACAATACTTTTTTCCGCCTCTACAAAAGCATCATTTAGATTTTTCTGCTTTTGTGTAGATGCATCTACTTCCTTATGATAAAGTTTATATGCTGCTACTGCCGCCATTACTGCTGCGACTAATAAACCAATCGGGTTCATTTTAGTAGTCGCATTAAAAGCCTTCATAGCTTCAGATGCCTTGGCTGTATTTCCCGAAAGTGTAGCCTTTGCTGCTGCATATAGCAAGGTTACGCCTTTCGCTGCATTATCTATCACCATTTTAGCCTTTTGGACTGCATTATAGAGAATGGTCTGCTGGTAAGCTTTTTGGGTGGAAAGAGCAATGAGATACATTGCTGCTTTATAACTGACCATAGCAGTAACCATCACCCCGATGATTTTTGCTAAAAAAGCAAGCCTGTCTTTAAACTCCCTTATGCCATCTCCTGCCTCCTTGGTCACTCCTGTAATGAAGCCAATCACACGGATAACATCCTCAAAAAGATTGATAATATTATTAGAAGTAAACATATCCGCAAAAGCATTTTTCAGCTTCTCTACGACTGCAGCTGCGTTGTTATTTTTCTTGCTAAATTCATCTGAAAGAGAAGTTCCGTCAGCCATTGCCTTGCCAGACCTTTCCATAGCAGCTCTGAATTCATCGGTTCTATTGGCAGCTGCACCGACTGCCTTCTGAACCTCCAGTGATTTTATACCAAGGCTGTCAAAAATCTCAACCGTCTTTGTGGCTTCTACACCACGCATTCCCTCGGAAAATCTTAAGAAAAATTCTTCTGGATTGGTATTAAATAATTCTTTCGCCTCCGCCGTGGACATATGCATAGACTGAGCAAACAGTCCGATGTTCTCCCCTGCCACCTTCATAAAGTTAGAATATCCCGAAGCCGCGATTTGAGAATCTACCCCAGATTCTTCAAACGCTGCACCAAGCCCTAAGACTTTATCAATAGATGGCTTGAGTGCGTCTGGCAAAGCACCTATCCTAAGAGCAAAATCTGAAATATTCCCCTCACTGGCTGTTCCCGATGCAGCAAGTTCATTCAAGGCAGAACCTACACCATTGATAGCATCAGCATAGCTCTGTCCTTTGGTCTCCTCGAACAATCCTTTGATTTTTCCTAAAGAATCTACCACGCCCTCTAAACCGCCATCGAAAGAATCCCCCAGGGCAACATATGCCTTATCTACCTCCTGAACGAAAGATGCCATTTCCTCCTTAGGAACACCAAGCCGACCGCCAACTTCGGCAATCTTCAGCCTGTCCATCTTGGAGGTTCTGGTGTCCATATCATCGAAAGCCTCCCAGAGCTGTTTCACTTCGTCCAGCGCCATGCCCGTAGTTTTCTGAACATCTGCCATGGCATCAGATACTTTGAGCAGTTCTTCGGCTGTATTTTTTAGATGCAGACCAGCCAAACCTGCGCCGATAGCTCCAAAGCCAAGCCCTACATCAGAAAGTTTGGAGCGCAATTTTCCTAAAAAACCTTCCGATTCCTTCAGTCTGCCACTTACAGCATCAATCTCGCTTTTTACTCTCGAAAAATGCTCTTTTACCTCTTTGAGTTCCGCAGCTTTTCTCATGAACCTTTCAGTTCCTGGTGTGAGCTCTTTTAGTTCGTTTTCTAAACTTCTAACTTCTTTGCTCAGCCCTCTAAAAGAATTTTCAGCAACTTTCCCGCTGACTTTTAAAACTATTGTTGTAGATATATCCTTTGCCATGTTCAATCTTTAATTCCCAAAGATTGATTTTTCCAATCATCCGCCAAAGGACAAAAAAACGGACTGAAAAATCAGTCCGCCATTGTTCAAGTATGTGAGTGTTATGAATGTTTTATTATATTTTTCATACCTCTAAAATAAGCAATTATTTTCATTTAGCAAAATGAGTGAGAGGAAAAATAAGTTCTTCAGCGAAATTCTTGGCTCTGAGCTCTGCTACATTCTGAGAAACAAACTCTACCACACCGCTCTGTTTGATAGCATCTCCTATGAATGGCTGGGCTCTCATCTCCATATCGTGGGCATCATAGTGGTATGAATTCCCCAATTTGGATTTCCTAAATCCACCAGCACGCAGACTATTGACTCCGTAATGCTGGACAAATCCATGCCGAGCCATACGAATAACCAGCCTGCGTAAGAAAATCTGCTGGTTCCCGTCTTTCTTCCTGCCGTATTTTTTTACATAGGATTTAGCAGATGCCTGTTTTAGGCTCGGTTCGTCTTCTTTTTTTCCGTTGTAGTGGTCCGCAAAAGAATTGGTTTTATTACGAATAGCACCCGTGAGCATCTGCTCTGCTTTTTGTGCTATTTCTAATTCATCTCTGTATTCCATATCCCAAAGTTACAACAAAAAAAACGCCCAGCAATAGTCTTCATTCTATATACTGGGCGAAAGTTTATACTCCGTTTCTCTTTTCAAAAACCACCCATTTGAATACTCGGTCTACTTCGACTCTGTCATATTCAGCAGGGATGCCTTTTTCTTTATCTCCTTCAAAGATACATATTTGTCCGTAGACAATTTCCAACTCTTGGTAAAAGCCCATATCCGTCATGCATTCATAGATATCATGCTCGCTGATAGGCTTTGAGGGAATCACCCCCCCTACCATTTCTAAGATCCTCTTGGTGGAGAGATAGGTTTTTTCCTGTTCCTCGCCGATGTTTCTGTAATACCGCAGAAACAGCTCTTTTATCTTTTCTTTGTAATCTTCCATCACTCAGAATCTAAATAACAAATCAGTTTATCCAATTCTTTCGGGTGTTTGGTAACCACGAAAGATAATCTCAGAAACCGCTGGCACATTTCGCTAAGTAATTCTAAATCTTTGCCCGAAGCGGTATTGTCTTTCAGCCTTAAAGGCAGGTCCAGCAGTTCTTCCTGAACATCATTTTTTGAGAAAAAATCCCGCTGAAAATCCAGCCAATTGCTTAGTTTGTCATTAAACTCGTTCATGCTACAAGGTATTTTTGGTTAAAATTACGAATAAGATTTTGATAAGCCTTCTCAAAGCTCTTTCCGTAGGCAAAAGCCGTTCTTCCTGTAGCTTCCGAACTGAAAGAAACCTTGAAAGCTCCTGTTTCTATCATACGGGCGGTGATGCTCCCTTTATTATCTTTCACAAACTGAAAGGTATTCAGTGGTTTTTTGAGAGCCGCCATACAATTATTATTCTCCAGAACCCTTATTTTCAGTATTTCTAAAAACGGAACTGAACGGTCAATATTAACGATTTCTTTTCTTCTAAGCACTCTGCTACTACGCTTCACAGGTTGTGCAATTGTTGTTTTGCTTCGCATTTTATAAAAATTTAAATTAAATTCCCTTTAAAACCACGAAAACAAAAAAAACCTTGACTTTCGTGGGTCGCGAAACAAAACAAGACACAAGGGAATTGTACCACTACTTATCAAGGCTAAGCCTATATTAAAATTAAATGGGATTTTATGAAGACTCTCCCTTGTCTCTTATTTTATTTCGCTGATGCAAATGTATGAATTTATTCTGAATATACAAGGTTATTTTTTCATTTTTTCTTATTCTTCAGTTCTTTTTTAACTCGCTCCATTATTTTTTTCTGCTCTAAACTTAATGAATCCCTTGTCTTTCTCAATATATTTGCGTATTCAGTGTTTCTAAATTTATTATAAAGTGCTGTAAATCTTATCACTTCTGTGTCTATATAATAATAATCTGATTTTAAAATTTTATATGCATTCTTTATTTCATCAGAATCATTGTTCACTTCCATTTGTCTTTGATTTAAAACAACAAGTGTATCCGTTTTTGGATTTGAATAATCTGATTTTGCGTAATTTTTTTTAGATTCAGGAATCTCATTTTCACTGAATTTATCTTTATTTAAATAAAACAAAAGAATAAATACAACTATTACAAGGCTTATTATAAAACAGCCTTTCTGTGTGTCTTTTTTATCTTGAATTCTCTTTTTTTCAGCCCGTTCTTTTCTTTTTTCTTTTTCTATTTGTTCCTTTTCCTCTCGCACTTTCTTAAGAATCTCTACATCATCATCATAATTAGGAAATTCTTTATCAAAATTTTCAAAACTAAAAGGAATATAATCCTCAACAATGGCAAATATTTGCACAATGACAACTATCATTTCATAATCCCTTCTAACTTGTTTCTTTTTTTGTCTACATTCTACATGAAACCATTCTGGGTGCGATAAATAATATGCTATTTCCAAATTTTCATCTTTAGGAATATAACCAATTTCCTTGCCTTTATAAAATACTATTATAGCCAAAGGATCATATTCATTATCTTTTTCATGAAATAAATCAAAAACAGAGCCCTTTCTAGACCCTTCTGCATTGTAGTATCTTCTATTATTGTTTTTATCTAAATATTGAGTTCCAGCAAGCATCAAATCATACTCTTCTATCAAAATAGATTTCATATTATCACAAATTTTTCTTCAGCCACAAAGATAATAAAAAAAGCCCTGCTTTTGCAGGGCGGGGTGGTTTGGTTATTCTTCGATTCTAAATGTTACATATCTATCATCATCTGAACAGCAGAAGTAATCATCTTCTAAATTATTGCAATAAATAAAAGTATTTCTACCGTCAGCAGTAATTAAAAACAATTTATTTTGAGAATAAATAACCTGTTCATTTGTGAAGAACGAAGCCCAGTATTCTTGTCGTGTTTTACCTTCAAACTCGCCAAAATCCATTATGCTTCTGCTCGCCAAGTCCCATTCTGACACTACTTCTCCTAACACAAACTCATTTTTTCCACCTTGTCCAGCATAACCAGAATAAGATGTATAAAGTTTTTTACCGATAAATTGTTCTACATTGAATTTGTTGATTTCTATTGTTTTCATTTTGATTGATTTTTTATTGTTGTATCTTGTTTTATTTTCTTGATTTTATGTTAAGATATTGTAAATGGTGTACCGTCTTTTTGATAGTGAGTTTTAAATTGCTTCTTAGGTACATTTGAGTCATGTTTGCCATCACCATAATCAAGTTGCCAGTGAAGTTGCCCATTATCGTAATACTTAGACCAAATACCAATTTTACAAACAGGCTTACCTTCAAAACCTTTAAATTTTGTTAGATAATTATAAAGATGTTTTATATTTTCAGGCACAACGGCGATTTCTCCGTCTATCCATAATTGTCCATTTTCATGAAATTCTTGCCATTTATGTGTTTCTAAATAATCTATCATTTTCTTGATTTTTAAAGTTAATATTATTAAGCGATTAGCTGTGAGTTTAATGCACCCTCTACGAGTTTCGCAGTGTGCTGGCTTCTGATTTTTTCAAAAGCCTTTTTTGTTACAGTATAAACTTTGTAACCTTTATCTGAAAGGTAGCAGAAAGACACCCCACGCCCTTTCAATTCAAGGTTTGTGTAAAGGCTTTTATACTGCCCCATTGTTTCAAAAAGTATTTCTACTTTTTCAGCTTCAGTTGTTGCATATTTTGCAACTACATTGTTGTGCTGCTGAATAGCAATGCCATTAAAAGCCACCTGCCCACGCCCGCACTCTTTAACTTCTAAAACATTCAGTTCAGCATCATAAGCAACTGTTCTGAACAGATCAAATGCTACTTGCATAGTCTGAACCATTACACCTGTGTTAGTAGTTTCTGTTTTTCTAAATCTATTTATCATTGCAGTTGCCATATCTTTTTGTTTTAATTGTTATACTTTGTTTTAATTTTCTTATGCAAATATAATACTTTATTGAAACACAAAACAAATAAAATTATACTTTATTTTAATATCTTTGTGTAACTCATTGATAATAAGTGTAATTATTTTTAATTTCATTATAATACAATATTGTATCGTTTACTTTATAATAAAGTATTATATTTGCATCATTAAAACAATCATTATGAAATTACTTTTTAAAGAAGTAGCCAAAAGAAAAAATATAGAATTAGGTAAGGTTGCTGAAAAAATAGGTATTAGTTACCCATCACTTTTTAAAAGAATGAACAATAATCCTAAATTTAGTTCTATACAAGAAATAGCAAATGCTATTGGCTGCGAAATTCATGAACTCATAGAAACATCTGAAGGATATGCACACTTCTACGATGATAAAACAGGTGAATGGTTAGGAATCAGAAAAAAATAAACTATGAAAATAGAAGAAATAAAAATGCCAAAATTCCTTCTGGCAGAAGAACCGCAGGATAGAGTATTTAAATATATCTATTCTCCGCACTACTTGTCTTTGGTGCTGATTATTCCAGAGGAAATAGCCACAGTAACGCTTAACAAAAACAACTTAAATAAACCTCGTAAAACTTATCATTACGAAAGCGAGGTGTTTGAATTAGTTTTAGTTCAAAATAATGTGGAGGCTACAGGAGGCGCTATGTCTCCTATAATATCCGAAATAGAATTTTTGGACGAAGCATGGAAATGGTATGCTGAATATCTAAGATGGGAAGATAATAATATAGACAACGAAACAAGGTCTAATTTGAATTAGACCTACTTGTTTTTTCTTTGGTCTCCTAAAAAGAAGAACACAAGCACAAGAACGACAATAAAACCTAAAATCCAATCCATACCTAATTCTAATTTTGCATCACAAATGTAAATGTTTTATTGAAAAAAAACACGATTTTTTTCCAAATCAAAAATAATATGGAAAAAAACAGCGAGAATTTGCCACATTCTCGCTATTTTTATTAGCATACTTTATCTACATCGCTCCAGTCAGCAGGATCAAGTTTCAGCGACTGAATATTCTTCAGCTGGAAACTCACTTCTACCCCAAAGAGCCTGCTTATATCCAGTTCCACAGGGCGGACTTCTATACTGTTTTTTACAAATGCGCCGTAGAGGAAATGCTCGGGTCTATTAGCATCAAAGCGCATTCGTGATGCTACTTTTAGAGCCAGTTTTTCCGCCTTATCTATCGCCTCGTATTGTTTTTCGTAGTCATCTGCTGGAGCGTCCAGAAGAATAGCGAAACTCAGATTTCGCACCGCTGATGAAGTCGCCATCTGCTCCCCCTCAATCCCAAAATTATAATTAAAAAGAGCCAGACACGGAAACTGAATTCCTCTGGAACTCTGCTCTTTGTTTCTTAATTCTCTTGAAAAATAACCAATAAAATCCTCCAAGAATTCAGATTTTTCCACGATTTGGTTAAAGTATTTCTTTAACTCTAAATAAGATGTTCCTCTCATTATGTTTTATTTTTTAGTTTATGAATTTTATTGCTTTCCAAAAATGCATTCATGAAATCATACAGCAGAGTCTTCTGGCACTCGTGCAGGTTCCCCAGCAGGCGGAGTTCATCTGCCGCCATCATTACTACAATCTGAGAGAATGGAGTGAATTTTTTCTTGACAGCAAATACAGGCTGATCTTCTGAGCGTGGCGTGTCGCTCTTGAAAATGCTTGGATACACCTTGGCAATATACATCCTCACCGACCCGAAGATAAAGCCAATCCGCTCGGCTTCCTTTACATCTATTTTATCTGTAATTTCGGCAACTTTCGGAAGTAGATTTTTGTCAAATCTTGGTTCTCTGCTCTCGCTCTTCGGGTCCAGCCGATATAATGCCGCCACCAGCTGGCGGAGATACACCTCCTTTTTCTCCGTCTGGTAACGATAGAACAAGGTATCACAGACAGAAAACTGCTCTATGGTAATATCCCCCATTCTTACAGCAGGTTTTACCAAGCCTTTGATTTCTGGGAAATGATGCAGTTTCGGCTCTTCGGAGATGAATTTAAGAGCTGGAGCAAAATTGGAAATTGGTATGTTTTTCAAAACCTTTCTCATCTTGATACGCTCCCAAATACTTCCTTTTTTCATCAAAAGAATCTGCACTATCTGCATATACTGCTCGGTAAAATCTTCCGTATCAGTATGGCTGATGATATGGATAATCTCTCTTTGCTGGTAATCCGTAAGCTCCTCCCAGCAGTCTGGAACGCTGATTTGATTCATTTTTTACTAAAATTTTTCCCACTGGAAATGCATCCAGTCATAGTTTTTCTCCCTTCCGAGCGAAATAAAGCCGTGTTTGTAAAAAATATCAATCATTGCTTTGTATTCTGGTCGGGCAAAACGGGCTGTTCTTGCTGTTTCTTTCAGCTGATTTCTTTCAGGGTCAAGGTCAATCGCAAGTCCCCATGAATGCACTGAAAACTCACTTCCCCCACGCATTTTTCGGAAATTAAAACAGCCTCCAAAAATATCTATGCCCAATTCTCTGATTTTATCTGGTCCATAATGTTTCAGAATATCAGAAAATACGGCTTTCAACGGTTCTGCTATTTCCTTGTGGCAGGTTATTTTTCTTACTATTTGGTTTTTGTCCCAAGCCAATCGCATAGGATACGGCAGATCTATGGTTACCAAATAGCCAGCCCCCGCAGGATTGGGAACCCCGAATCTGTTTCTAAAATGGGATACTGTTTTCATATTTATGGATTTTGGCTTCGTTCTTCTTTTCTTTTTCTTTCGGTTTCTTCGGCATCTCTGCGGACTTTCTCTTTAATGGACTTATGAAGCTGCCAGCCTTTGGTCAGCGCAAAACCAATCCCAATTCCGATGAAAATAAGCCCTAAGGCATCTAATGTAGTACACATAGCTTTATAAATTTAATTATTACTCCAATCTTTTACTGAACACACAATAAGAATCAATGAACATACTATATACATTATAGTTTTCATTGTTTCAAGCTCCACATCTACTCCCCTCCTATCATAAAGTTCTGTTTTATCAGAAGTACTCATGATTAGAAAGAAGAATGCAGCAATTAGACATATCAAATTAATACCATACATTAATCTAAATTTTAAAATATCTTGTTTCTCAAAAATTCCCAGCATAGACCTCCTGCAGCAAATATTACAAAATAAACCCACCAGCTTTCCCTCCGTTCGGTCTGCTTGGATTTGGTTTCTGTTTTTGCTTTAGTCTGGGTTTCTTTTTCTTTATCGGTGCTAACTGCAACAGTATCTGTTTTATAGGTGTCAGTTTTTTTGTTTGATAAATCCTTCTTATTATTAAAATCCAGTTTTCCTGTGGTCTTTCCCTTGACTTCTTTGCCATTATAAAAAAAGGAAAATTCCGCAGGTGTATTCCCGATTGGAGTAATACTAAAACCAGAATCCATACTGATACTGCTATATTCCTCGTGTTCCCTGGTTTGGGAAATTCCCGTGGAATCTTTTTTCTCTCTTTCAGCTTCGTGAATGCTGACTTCTGACTTCTCTTTTTCTAGGACTGCCTTTCGGCTCCCACAGCTTACCATGGACAATAGCAGACAAGCAAGCAGGAGCCAGAATCCTATTCTGTGGCTGATTTTACTTTTCATCTTTTTTGCTTTTTAAATCGTCAATATCTCCACTATTGTGGAAGTTTTTTATTTTATCCAAAAGTCCGCTCGGCGGGAATTTTCCCCCAGTAAGAACTGACATGTTCGTAAGTGCAGAAGAACCAGGATAGAGAATAACCATGAGCTGAACCAACACGCTGAAATAACTCTTGAAAAACTCTATCGGTTCCAGAACCTTATTCACAACTGATAAGGTAATAAAGCCCACCAGCAGGATAGATAATTTGGTAATGAGACCTTTAAGATTGTCTTTAAAAGTGAAATCGTTGTGAACTTTCCAATGAACATAACTGCCTAAAACATGGTCTATCGCTAAAACCACGCACAGGCAGAACAGGAAAAATTCACTTTCTACATACCATCCACTAATTCGCTCCGTGAGAGTCAGCGCTGCCGCTGGCGCTAGTGACAACTGTGCTGATGCCAACAACTTCTGCGAAAAACTCCCTTTGTATAACAACACCAGGTTGTCCACAATAAATTCTTTTATATTCATTTTTAAAATTCTTTTATGCTTTTTTTACAGTGATTTTTGTCTATCGTGTCAAGAATGAATACCAGCACTTTGCCAGCAAATGAAAGCGTGTTATCCCTTTGGTTTTTGCCCAAAACAGAGCTGATAGTTTCCTCCATGTTTCCAAATTTATAGCCTTCTTTTTTCTTTAAAGTCAAGTTAAAAAGAGTTCGGAACTCAGAGTTTCCGAAACGGTCTAAATTGACCGCCGAACTCTTGAAATAGCCTAAATCCTTGAATTTAAGACCAACTATAAAAAAATTGAGAAACGAAATCGGAAGAAACAGCGCCCACGCCAATAGGAACAACACCAATCCAACTAAAAAATTCACTATCTCTTTCATATCTTATTCTCTTACAATAGACCAATCGGCTGCTTCCGTTTGATATCTTCCTTTTCCTTTTACCCCAAGTAATCCCTGTTTGCATTCTTGAATTGTCACTACATAAAGCCCCTGTCTGAATAGTTCATTGATATAGTCTGTTTCTGATTCAAATTGGCTCTTGTCAATTTTTAAAACTTGAGCCAAAGCATTTAACTGCTCGTAGCCAAAAGACAAGTCTTCCCTTACAATAGAGCCTATCTCTCTCTGAATTACAACATCTCTCATTTCTACGCTTCCGTCTTCTTGAGCAAATGGCTGCCTTTCGCTAACTTCTTTATAACAGCTGTCGGTAATAACCAGGTTGTATTTCCTTTCCTTTGGTAGATTGGTAATACTGTCTATGGTCATTTTGATAAACCCTATCTTCGCTCCTCCGAAGAAAAACTCTTTGTTAGTTTTTACTGAAATACAATGATTCATGATTTTATTTTTTATTGATTATTTTAAAATTGCTCGTAAATAAACTTTTGAAATACTCTTTCCGTTTGCAATGCTGCTGTGGAAAGGAATACCCTTTTTGCCACTGGAAAGCATTACCGATTTTGCCCCCTGTAATGCCACACTTGTTCCGTCTGAAAAAATAAAATGAAGGTCAAGAATCGCTGTGATAGAATCCAAGTTAGGGATATTGTATATAGCCCTGTCATTAGACCCGTTATTTTCTCCAATAAGTGTCAGGTCATTTTGATTAAATACATTATCAATTTTTGAAGCTGAAACAGTTACCATTATTTCATCGGTATTCGGGCGCCAGTCGGTAGCCTTCGTGCCATGTTCTATTTTCAGTTTTCTGATATCCAAAGGCACATTTGGAGTAGTCATAGACAATAAGAAAAATTCGCTATCTGTGGCTTTTTCCAATTTTATCCTTGTCCATTTATTTGGTGGAACACTTTTGTTCCAAATCATTACAGCTCCAGAGTGTGAGTGCCGAACATCAATGGATTTGGAGTAAAATCCGTCATTAGAACCTTCTATTCTAAACCCATACAGAGAAACAGCCTTTCCACTGGCTGGAGTAACTCTTGTAAACTTTCCTGTCGCATCTTCCATAACCACAGAAGTTCCTGTTCCTGTATCATTAGCACCAAGCATAGGAGTTAAAGTGTTTTTCACTAAATTTTCCCCACCTATCATCACATCATTCAGCATTTTTGTAACTTCTGCTTTTGATATATCAGCAGTTCCTCCTCCGCTGGATGCAGGAATAAATGGTTTTATTGCTTCATAAAACTTTTCAGCTTCAATATTAGAAGCGTCTACACTTGCTCTGTATTGGATTTGACTCTGCATACTCCCAATTGCTCCGCCATCCACCTTTCTATCTAATTCAGTAAAAGTTTTTTCAAAACACTTTCGGAGGTTTGCTTCTGTAATTTCTCCGTTATTATTGTCGGGAAGAAGTTGGTTGATTTCTTCTAATGTTGTTAAATTACTCATAGTCCTTTATATTCTAAATCCTTTACTAAATCCTCTGGAGAATCCTCCTACTTGTTTTTTCTCTACCTCCTCTCCTATTTCTGCGATGCTTCCTGCATATTCATACAGCCCTGTATTGGCTGAAAAAGTGAAATTTACCATATTATCCTCTTCGAATTTCTTCCCAGAAGTAGCATCTCCACTGGTAAGGTATGCAGCATTCCTAAGATTCCCCAGAACCCAAACTCTGCCGTTACTATCCGAGACAAAAAACACCAGCCCAGAATTTCCCGTCTGGGAAAGAAAACCAAGGTTTCTAGGCGTCATTCCTGTCAGCTGAAACGAAAGCTCGCTCATCTGCTTCCATCTCTTTGCACTGCCAGTGACCTTCTCCGATAGAGAACCTTGGTCTAGATAAACATCCACAGCCTTTAGACTTTTTCCGTGTTTGAGTAAAATATTTCCTTTAGAAATTATCCTGCTGTCTTCGTAGCCCTCCGCTTCGGGAAGAACTATTTTCGCAAAGTCCGAAACAGAAGCATAGTAGAGCCTCACCAAAATACCTCCAAACACCTCTGTGCTTGGACAATAATGCAAATCTTCTGTATGTATTTCTGTAATCACAAAAACAAAAATAGCACCCCGCAGGGTGCTAAAAAAAGACAAGATATTACAAGAAAAGACCTCCTTTTTTTGCGATGATAGGGACTTTCGGTTGAGAATCTTCCCCACTCCAGCAAGGGAATTTGTCCCTGTATATACTTAGATAATCCCATATTTGTGTAAGATAGCGTTCACTTCCTCTGATATGGCGTACCTGAAATATTCTTTTTTCCTCATCTGTAAGCACTACAGACTTCTGCCACGGTAATTCCTCATACTGCACCACGATGCCTGTGCTGGTAAACAGAAAGCCCTGTTCCGCCGCCGCATCTGCTTTTGATTTATCAATACAGTATTTTTTTATTAAATTTTTCAGCACATCATCGCCCAGAAGAACATCTGCTTCACAAGGTTTCATTTTGGAAAGAAACTCATCCAAAGCACCACGCATCAAATCTGAAAGCATCAAATAAACCTCTGGAGAAATTTCTCCGAAGTAATATCTCGTTTCAGAAAACGGCAGAAGCGAGAAACTTCTCTTGAAAAAAGGCAGTTCCTGTTTTTCCGCCAAAAGATTCAAGGCTTTTGCTAAATAAAAATCTGCCTTTCTGAGCCAACTCAAAGCCAAGTCACGAACATCCCACCAGCTGGCGTTTTTAGTCGTTCCCTGCTCATATTGGTTGATTCCATAGTTACTCAGATGAACCTTTATCCTCGGAAGCGACAAAACAAAGCTGTAATGAAGCCCCGCCGTTACCAAATTATTATAAGCCGTTGGATTGGAGGTTTCCAGCTCTTGGAATGCTTCTTTGTCTACCAAGGAGAAAATCTTTCTCTCAAATCCATACTGCTGGTCTATCAATTCAAAATCAAAATTCTTGGGAAAGCTCACCAGCTCTCTGGCTTTCTGCTCTGTTATTTTTTCCATTGTTACTATATTTTCCGCACTGATTACGAAACTTTTACTTTTGGTAATTTAATTCTTAACTGCCACTTGTCCATTTGGGTTTTTATCCAAGGTTGTCAGATTGATGTTCGGGAATTTCGCCACGAGGTCTTTGTTCCAGTTATTCCATTTCTGAATTAGTCTAAAAACCCAAAGCGTTCGGGCGTGTTTCCTCGGAAGCCTCGCACAAAGTATCGTCCATGCCTCCCGTTTATCAGAACCAGAACCACTCAAGTTTTTCCCACCAGGAACACCCGCTCCCAGCAGGGCTGGATCTACCCCCATAGAGAACAAAATCTCCGAGTTTCCTGCACTAGCATCGGGCAGAAAATCACCGCCAGCCTGTGTCTGCTTGATTTCCTCAATCTGAATTCCCTTTATCAGCTCTCCCGAGTTTTTATCCCTAAAAAATGGAGAAATCAAACTTTTTCCGCTTCCCTTATTCCCCGTCATTTCTGTATCTATGCTGTTTACCAGCTCTTCTCTGAGTTTGTTTTTCAACTCGCCGTCGAACTTCGCCCACTCATCCTTTCCATATCTGTGAGTAAAGAAATCATCAGCGATATGAATCATATATTTAAAGTTGAACTGCTGCTCAAACATTCGTTTTTTCAGCTCTGGAACGGACAAAACTACATCCATCCAGCCGTTTTTGAACGAAGAATGCCAGCCGACTGATGGATAAACTTTCTCTATCATCAAGGTATTGACAATAGGAACAATGAATTTGCCGATTTTCTTCGCCTTGCAGTAGTCTTTGATTTCCTGCATGGACAAATTCTGCCCGAAGCATCGCACCTTTATGGTATCTTTTTCGTTAAAATCCGTTTCGCCCCACGCAGAATTGATGTAGATATTTTCTATCATGCCGTTTTTGGGCTTTTCAAACCTGCAGAACCCCGCCTGCTGTCTCGATACAGAAATAATTTCTTCGCCGTTTGGACTCAGCAGAAATTCTGGGAAAGCGATACCGAAGCACTCGAAATCCGCCACCAAATCGCTCAATACCAATTCAAACTGCGTTCTATCAAAAAAATCATAGATATTCGGCTCACTGCTTGGGATTTTTTCCCTAAACTCTGCATCGCCCTCAGTTTCTATCAATTCAAAAACCTTCAGCCCCAGCCCATAATGAGCCGAAGTAAGCACCTCCAATCCGCCCAAAGCAGCGCCCACCATCGCCACTTTTTCCATCAAGCGCTTAGGATATTGGTTATCATCGCCCCAGTTGCACCAGTTATTGGAATCCGTAGCCGATGCGTTTATTTTCGCAACACTGTGAGGCTCAGCGCTGGCACCTTTGGCAGCACCACTGAAACTCACCACAGAATTACCCCCTACTATATAGGTATCATTGTCTATTTTCTGCATTTTTATTTATTTTTTTATTAAAAAACCACCTTTTTGCCGTTAAATTCCTCGATGAAAATAATATGTATTTTCTTTATTTCGCCGTTTTTTAGTTTGATATTCCTGGTGCGATTTTCCCAATGGTTAGGATTTTTAAAAGGCGTTTCATCCGCCAGCCTTACCGCCCCTTTTTTCACAGGAGGACGAAGCAGAACCGCCTCCTCGTAACTTATCAATTTTCCCCCCGTTTTATTTTGCAGGTTAAAACTTCTAATTTTTAGAGAAAAAGGAACAGGATTTTTGCGGGCATCTACTTTTTTCATTTCCGTGAGAACATCAGATAAAAACAGCGTTTTTTCCATGGTGCAAATATCAAACAACACACTGGAAACATAAAAGACACACCAAAAAACACCAAAAAACAAGGCTCTTTCTCAAAATTTTGAAACTAATCATTTGTTTATCAAACTATTAACCTATGAATTTTTTGTTTTTTTCTCAAAGTGCGCGAATTAACCCACGAGCCGCCTTAGTTTTTTCTACAATTGCAGTTTTATTTTTTACCGAAATATGAAAGGGACTTCCCCGAAATGCTGGAAAGCCAAAAACAAAAAAATCCCCTCGGAATGAGGAGACCCTGTAGCTTTTAAATGTTGGTAATAATAAAGGAATCGGAGTAGTCGTAATCCAAAAGATAGCCGAACTGCCAAAACAAACAATAATCCAGCGTATCCGAAAAGTGAGTGGCATGTTCTTGTGGAATTGTACTGCTTCGCTCGGAGGATTTGTCTTTCTTAAAGGCATCATCACTTGTCAGCGGTGCATTCTCCATTGATATAATCAAATTAGGACACTGGTTTTCATTTATCCTAACAATAGGAAGCCGAGGATTCTGCTCGGAAAGAATTTCGTTAATCAATCTGAATTTCTGTATATGCTCGGGATTATTCGTGTTCGGTGTCTGGTTAATCACTATCCAGCCCGCCGAACGGAGCGCATTCTCTACATCTTCTGCCAATGTAGTCTTGGAATTCGCCTCAGACTTGTAACCAGAGCGGTCGTGATACAGATGCACTACATTACAGCTGGATTGATGGTGTTTATAGTAGTCGATAAACTGCTTAACCATATCGGAAAGTTTATCAGGGTTCTTCGCAAAGAACTCCTTGATAAACCTTATCTCTCCTTGGCTTTCTAAATGCTGCGACACTGTCCCACAGTTAATTCTTCCCCCGAAATCCAAATTGAATTGAAGCGGAACACCACGCACCAGGTCAGTGTCATACTTACTGCTCGGCACATAGTTTTCTGTCAAATCCCCCAAAGCATCAATATCGTATTTATACTTATAATAATTCTTCTTGCTGAGCTGTGCATAGAAGCCATCGGCAATCTTCCCAGGGCGGATGTTCAGTATCTCAGCTTCAAACATAGTCTTTGAAAGCGCCTCTCTTCTCATCTTCTCTATCCAGCCAGGCTCTAGGTTATGGATATTTACTTTCGAAGATGCTTTAATAAAGGTATACTCTTTTGGGTTTTCCATTGCCATTTTCTCCCTATTAGTGAACCATTCCCCCTTCTTGGTCATCGCCACAGAAGAAACGAATATCTCGGCATGAAGCATAGATTTACCTTTGAATATTTCCTTCTTGGCTCTATTCGTCGTCAAAACATTATTGAATAATCGGTCATAAGTCAGCAATGCTGCCTCATCTCCTATAATCCAGTAGGAGTTAAGCCCCCTTCCTGAATTGGGATTGTCCAGCGAAACCATTATCGCAATGGCGCCATTTCTGAAATGAATTACATTATTCCAGCTGTCAGGAGCTTGGAATGGTCGCTCGAAACCCATAGATACTCCGCTCCTGCCTACTACATAATCATACCCCTCCCATAGTCCGAACATCTCTAGTCCCTCCTTGGTAGATGGCAGGGTTCTGGTCTTTATCTGCACAAAAGATTCCCCCACAATCACACCTGTAGAGCGTGGCATCTGCCTCACGGCTTCCTTTAAGAACCACCCCAATACAGTAGACTTACCCGACCCCCTCGCCGCTTCTATTGTGATATAAGGAATTTTATATCGATGGTTTGCCAGCACTGCTGCCATCTGCATAGGATTGAGCAGAATCTCTTTCTGTGGTTTTATCAAATTGCTAATCTCTCTATTCATCATCATCTTCGCTTTCTTCTACTTCCCTAAATTCTGCATCTTCGATTTCTAAATTATTAAAATCTACCACACCATACGCAAACTCCTTATCCATCATCTTATAAATTCTTCTCGGCATTCTGATGTTATACTCATGCGCCTGTATCTTATTAGGGTCTATCTGGTTTTCGTTTTCATCAAAATTAAATAGTTCCCTGTATTCTTTCAGCGCCTTAACTGCAAGGTCTCCATTACCAGCCTTTACAGCCTTCTGGTATTCGTTCCAAAACGCCTCTTTCAGCACCTGCCGTTCCGCCGCCAATGTAGTAGCATCCAGCTCGCCGAAAATCTGCATGGACATATTATACTCACGATACGCCGAAGCCTGAGAAATCCCGTGGTCTCTCATTAGTATCTGAATTACTTGATAAGTAGAGTATTTGTTGTTTAATCTCAGTGACCATGCGTGGCTCATCCTCTTCTTCTTCTCTGCCTCACGCTCGGTCAGTTCCACTGAACTCTCATCTATGTAACTCGCCTTTATACGCTGAAAACTGCTGTCTTTCTTGAATTTTGACAATTCCATGCCTCAAAGATAATTTTTAGGATTTTCCCTGCAAAAGACACAAAAAAGCCCTGCAAATGCAGGGCGGGTGTAATAAAAAATCAGTATATAAGAACTACTGAATACCATAAGCAGCCTTTTTTATTCTTTCGGACAAATCCACCAAGGCGCCTTTTAAAATCTCTTTCTCCTCTGGAGTAAAATCCCCTTCTTCTCCATTAAATCCCTTGCCATTCATCTTTTTAGAAAGCCAAGAACGAGATTTTTTAAAATATTGTTCTGATATTTCCCCCCAAGATACTTCTACAATAATATCCCAAAGCTGCTGTTTCATTGTTATTCTTTCCTGTTGTTGTCTTGTTGTTGTTTCCATATTTTGATATTTTGATAAGCCCCCGAAGGGGCTTTTTGTTAATCTTTGGCTTCTTTCTCCTCTTCTTGATTTTCTTTGTAATCCAAATCCATCAATTCGTTGAGTAATTCTTGAATTTCAGCCGTTAGCATTCTTGCTCCATTAGGATAGGCTTTTCTGTAATTTCGGATGGCTTCTATTAAAAACCATTCTTCCGATGTAATTTCTTTTGTTACCATATCTCTGATTTTTTATTACACAACAAAGATAATCAACTTTTTTTGATTACGCAAGTTTTTAATCAAATATTTTTGATTTTATTTTCCATTATTCAAAAATTTTTCGCATTCCATGAGTTCGTTTTCTTTTTCTTGGAGCTGTTCCCTTTTGAGATTCAGCGTGTGCAGTCGGCTCTTATACTCTGGATCTTCGGGAGCAGGCAGGGAGCTTTCCATTTTCTTAATGGTCTGTTTCCTCCTTGTAATCAGCGCCCTAAGATTGTCCCGATATTTATAAATTTCCAGCTCGCTCATTCCCTCGAAATCAGTTTCAGTCTCCAAAGGCATTATTCTCTTATGCTCTCTGTAATGTTTCAGCACCTTTTGGCACTGGTCAAATTCTTTAAAACAATTCCAAATTTTCCACTGAAGCTCAAAGGCTTCATCTTCGTCTTTAGGGTCAAGGTCTCCGAGCTGAACCTTAAGGGAGCAAGCCTCCATCCACAGCCCCCAGCGCTTACGGAAAACCTTATGAAGCTCTACGGGATAATCTGCAATAAAATCATTGAAGACTTTTCTCGGCGCTTCTGTTTTCGGAATTCCACTCTCTTGGTCTGTTGGTTTATCGGCTGGGATTTCAGCTGAAATTTTCGCTTCTGCAGGCTTATTCAATCGAGAAAATTCATATTTCAGCTTTGCAAAATTCTGCAGGGAAAACCTCCTGCAGGCTTCTGTTATCCGCTGGTTTCCGCCGTATGAAATATACTTTTCTAAAAGTTCCTGGTGCTCTTTTGCGTTCATAATGATAAAAAACAGAAAGCACTAGGCTTCCTGTTTCTTTTGTGATTTTGATTTATCTTCTGCTGTCTCCGTTCTCGTAAGGAGAATTTGCTCCAAAGCCTCTTGGATAATGCCAGCGTCTTCTGCCATATCCTGCCTTTCTTTGAGAGCTAAAAGGCTTTTAAGTTTCGTTTCCGACAATTTGGAAAGACCCTCTACAGCCTCTGGCACCAGCGAAAGCCACTGAGAGCCTCTTTGGAAAAAATCAAAAGCATCATCTGGAACTTCTTCCACTACAAAATCACCACGAGAACTGATAATCCTTGTTCCAATCGGAACATTCAGTTTGAAATACTTTTTATCCATCTTTTCCAATTTTCTACGCTGCAGGTTCTAATGTGATTTCCCCTTCATATACACAAGTTTTCGCATTCGCTACCAACTTCACTGTTACTCCAGAGTTATCATCTATCTTCTTACCTGTAGTTCCCTCGGCAGAATCTATTCTTGCTCCAAGGTCTTTGTTTCCAATCACAAAGAGTTTCCCGTTGGCATCTTTTACCGCAAAAACACACGGAGCATTCTTATAGGCATCTATCCAGCCCAGCACTTCCGTTCTGAGACCAGGAATAAGAAATTCCAATTCTGTTTTTGTCTTCTTGTTGCCCACATTCCCTGTAAGGGTCGGTTTCAACTCTCCTTCATCCATCTGAATATCGATGGATTTCCATGCTTTGCCACTATTAAGCACAATACCTCCTGCTGCAATGGTTACCCTGCTGGCATAGGTAGTAGAAATCGTAGGCTTTGCCATGCTTTTAATGAAATCTACAGGAACATAATACAACTTCGTTGCAATCCCAGAATTGATTTCATCGTTTGGACAATGCTCCAAATTCTCGTGCGGAATGCTATCAAAACAACTTGCCATAATTTTATTTATTTTTTTGGTTAAACTTTTTCTATCAATCCAGACCCTCCAACGACCAACTGAAGCAGTATATCTTCGTCTTGGGAGATTTCCTGCTGAGTTTTCACGATGCCGTCGATTCTGATTTTGCTCGGAGCATCATCAGTGAATCTGTATTTCTCTCCATTGAACTCAAAAGAAACAGCTTCTGCTTTCGGCTCTGCTGGTTTAGGTTCTTTCTTTGTAAGAGATTTTTCTCTCTTATCCAGTTCAGCTTCTCTTTTTGCGATTTCTTTCTCACGATTGTCCAGTTCAGCTTCTTTTTCTTTCAGCTGGTCCGCAAAAACATTCAGTTCGTTTTCCCTGGTATCAAGCTGAGTTTCCTTTGCTACATTTTCTGTAGATTCTTCAGTATTACCTGCAGTTTCTTCGATGTTTTCAGAAACTTTTTCGTCTTCTTTTGCCATAATATTATTTTTTTTAGAAAAACCTGTAAGCACCAAAAGTGCCTACAGGTATAGGATTACACACTTAGTTTTTCACTTGCATAGAACAATTCGTTCTGGTCAGCATTGTTCAATCCTCGTTTCTTCGTTCCATCTGATGTATGCATGAATACCAATTGGTTTACAGCATAATCATATCCAAGAGAGAACTCGCCAAGAACATTCAATACCCTTCCGCTCTCTTGAACCGAAGTAATAGTCGCTGGATTGTCAATTTCATCAATAAGCCTTAATAGGTTATTGTCCACCGTAGACACGATAGTTCCTTTGGTAAGGTTCGGTATGCCCACGATTTGTCTCTTACCAAGTCTTGTTCTCATGGCATCATCCTGGAACTTGTTTTGTCCGAATTTATCTTCGTATGCGATCTGATAGTCTTCCGCATCAGCTTGGCTCATGAAGATAGTTTTCACTTTGTTTTTATAAAGTGATGGAATCTGTCTTTCATACTCCGTTACCACATCCAAAACATTGGTTTTGGTTATCGCATCACCAGGAACCAAGAACGCAGGATTTGTAGTTTCTGCTGCTATTTTCTTGTGAACTTCGTTCAGCCCGTCCATTGATGATCCGAATGTAGGAGAAGCCTGCCCTTTCTGTGAACCATCATACTTACCAGTGATAGATAGAATATTAACATCATCAATCACTTTTTCTTTTAAAATCTGCATAGCAAGAACAGAGATGCTCTTTTGTTGCAGTCCTTTACTTTCTTCGTATTTTTCTTCAAAAACACTTCCTATGATTTCTGCTGGATCAATTTGGAAATCCACTTTTTGATGAAAATTCTTCAAATCTTTATACAAGAATGTAATATCTCCATACGGAGTCACTTTCTTGGAATCAAAAATCTGAACTGCATGGCTCATCAATGCCTGAACCGATGGATAATGTCCCTTTACCTTGGTTACGGTTCTAACAAATCGGTTGATGTAAACCTCGCTGGATAAAACCATACCGCTGAATAAAGTAGGATTTACAGATAAATAACGAATAAGCTCGTTTTTAATCTGATCTGTTTTTAAACTCATATTCTTATTTTTTTATTTATTCTACTTTTTTATTTTCTGAAGCAACTTGTTGTGCTCATCTTCTGGATTCATAAATCCTCCAATCAAACCATTTTCAGAAACCTCCTTTCCGTCATTCTCTACCACAGAATGTCTGTTTTTAGAGCCTCCGAATTCCTTGCATTTTTCCCCAAGTAAAGCGATGTTCTCTACCACGCTTTCTTTAGCCTCTTCTTTTAACCCTGCAGTTTCTAGTGCGGCTTCTACCGCCTGTGCCGTTTCTTCCGAATTTTTTTTTACGACCTCTAGATTCGTTACAGCATCGGAAAGACTCTGCTTGGTTTTTTCCAGTTCTTCCGCCATTCCTTCTGATTCCAGACCAGCCAAGGCGTTTTCTATTTTTTCCAAATCCTCTTCCGATAGCTTCGCAAAAGGCTTCTGCGTTCCAAACACTCCTGCATGGAATGTTAGTTGCGCTAGTCCCAGTAGGGCTGTGATTCTTGTAAATTTCATTTTTATTTAATTTATTGATTAAAATTTGCTCAATGCATCTGCTAAAGAACCGAGTTCATCTATAAGACCGATTTCCAAAGCCTCTTTCGGAGTGTAGGTTTTCCCTTTGAAAACATGCCCGTCATCTTTCAGCTTCTCCCCAAAATTTTCTTTCATTCTGGAAATAAAATCATCTGCTAAAACTTTCAGCTGTTCAGTGTAGAGTTCTTCGTTTCCTTTCATCAGCTCACGATACTCCTTGTTCTTCTCTGTAGACTGTGGAGCATAGATTTCATAGATTTTTGCTCCCCATTTTTCGAACATTGCCGAAAAATCTTGATAAGAGAGCATCGTCCCGATAGAACCAATTTTATCAGCAAAAGGAGATGCCATATGATAATCACACCCAGAAGCAATGTCCAGCGCTGCCGAACACTGATAACCGCTGGTATATGATATAGTAGGAGTTTCTAAATTCTTGATGATATGGGTAAGTTCTGCGGTTCCAGAAACCATACCGCCTCCAGAATCTATATTGAGAATAATTCCCGAAACACTCGGGCTTCTATCCAATTCTTTCAAGAGCTCCCCAAGGAACTGGGTGCCGTAAGAGAAGTAAGTAGAATATTTAGTGATTGCTCCCACAATATCCACTATTACAGGAAACTTCATGTTTTCTTTCCCTTCTCCCTGTTTGTTGATTTTGGATAAATACTGCATTTCTCTCTCCTTTACACTCTGTATAGGAGAGGATTTCATCAACATAAATTCCGCTGCCAATGATGGAACAAGGCTCATCAAATAGCCTTTGTCTATTGCCAGCGGAGTATTTAATAAAGTATTACCATTAAACATTCTTAGATTTTATTTTTCAAAAATCCAAAATGTTCTTTGCGTAAAAAAAGACAGAAAAATTATAAGCTCTGGGCTTTGGGTTCTATAATGGTAGCGCCAGAAATTTGGATCTGCATCCTATCACTTCCAGAATTATCATCCTTGCGCCCATCGTGAACTTCTACCATGAACGGCTCTTGTTCATTACCCAATATCATGGAATCTACATTGGTCACCAGGCGGATGGCAAAACCCTTTTTGTTCAAAAGAACAGAATAAGCGCTGATGTTCATTGGGCTGATATTATAGAGGTTAAATGATAAATCCACTTCGAAAAAAGTGTTTCCGTTTTTGGATTTTCTTTTGATAGACCTATCGAAGTCCTCTGGAACAATGTTTTTAAAGATTATTTTCGGTTCAGCAGAAACACTCTTGCCTGTGCTGTTCGCCGTGAATGAATATTCTTTGGCGTTGAAAATTTCGATTTGTCGAATTTCACGAAAGAATTTTTCTGGAATATTGCTGATTTCCACCATATTTTAAAGTTTTTTTACGAAAATATTTTATTTGGCTGGTTTTCTAATCTTTGGGCGATTTTATCCTTTTTTCTGTTAAAATCTCTAATAATAGTTTGATAATAGGATTTTTCTTCCTCGTGGATTCCGTAGAAATTCAGCAGGTTTTCTATGGATGTTTTATACTCTATATCATAGTAGAGTTTGTTGAGAACTGCTGTTTCATACAGATGCTCCCGAAACAAACTTTCCACCGCACGCCGAAGCAACTGCTCATGCGTAGGAAGAATGCAGATGCCGTGCTTGTCTGAATAAGACAATTTGAAGGAAATTTTATATTCCTCCTCAAAGACTTCATTTTTTGCACGATCATCCCAGTTCGAATTTTTCTTACTCAAAAGAGAACTGATAAGAATTCCAAACCAATTATCTCGGCTTGGCTGATATTCTGCACCAAATTTCTGAGTCAAAAACTGCTTGATCGGCTTACTCACTGGCAAAAATATACTTACTAGCATCCTTATTTTTTCAGCAAGTATATGATTTTTCCACCATATTATAAAGGCTCTGCTTTTTTTAGTTTCTGAAACTTTTATTCTGAAATTCTCTAAAAAGTAGGAAAAAAGTTGTAAGAATTGTAAGGATTTTGTAAGTGCTTATTTTTCAAATATTTACACCTTACTTAGAGTTGTAAGAATCCCATACAACAGCCAAATTCATTTTGTAAGGCAGTTTTTCCCTTACAATTTTTTTGTAAGGATTATCCATTCCTTACAAAATAAAAATAAAAGTTGTAAGGCGATAAAACCCGACAAACAGAGCGCTCGGATAATTCCTTACAATTCTTACAACTTTTTTACAACTTTTGGGGGTGGCAGGGGGTTGTGAAAATCGCCGCCTTGTAGGTGTGCGAAAACTGATGTATATCAAAAAGAAAAATCCGCCCAAATCTGAGCGGATTACAATGAAAAAAAACTAATTAGCGCCTAAGCATCTAGAAGTCGGTTTCTTGTGGTGCAGGAGCAGCAGGAGTGGCTGGTTTATTCTCAGCCAGCTTAATCACTTCGAAATTGAACGCAGAGAGATTCTGAGCGTGTCCCTTTGTTCCATCCTCTTTGTCGTATAATCTTCCTTCTATGGTAAAAAAGACCTTCACTCTACTTCCGTTAGGAATCGCCGCCAACTTGTCAATATTGGCATTCTTAACCTGCATTTTGAGAAAGTTCTCTCGATTAGTCTGATTGTAATTGTCAAAGTAAGAAGCGTCCAGCATGAACTCTTGAACACGGAATGTTTCTTTTTTCTGCTCTGCAGCCTCTCTGCTGTAGATGTTTCCAATAATATCCATATGAATAAATTTTAAATGTTTTTGTAGGTTTTGTTTATTCTTTTACAGTTGTTTCGCTGTGGTCTGTTATAACAATGGTTTTGCTGTTTCGATTAAATCTTTGAAATTCTCTAGAAATTTGTCTCTAAGATCTTCTGTTTTAAATGTTAGTATTTTATGACAATTAACTCGGTCGATAGTTTCTATTCGACCTTGGCAAAATTCTATACAATATTTAGTTTCATTGTAATCTTCCCAATTAGGCTTCCATCCATTGTTATATCTATCTCTCAGCTGACATAATTGAGCAAGTGCTAAACATGCTTCAGCTTCTTCTTTAGTCGGAAATGTGTTTTTATTATACTCTTGGGTGATAAGCTTTCCTGTTTCAATAATATAGCATTTACCATTTATAAACCACCCTTCTACAAAGAGCAAATCTTTCCATGCTTTAGGAAGTTTTCTTTCCGCCTTTCTGAAAATTATATTTTCAAAAGTTGAATTTTCTCTGTCAATTTCGTAGCCCTCTGGCACCTGAATTTTAAATTCTTTTGTTTCCATTTTTTTTAAATTTTAAAGTTGTTTTAATAAATCAATTTCCCGAAGTAAAATGCCAGTATACTCCCAGTCATTGCACCAAGGGAATAAATAATTCTATCCAGCTCACTGCCAAAGGCAATTTTCTTGACATTGTGCGACCACACAAAACTGATAAGAAAACCACATGCAAGGATTCCAAGCAGAAACTCTCTCGTAATGAAATAAGTGTTCAGCACAACCAGGAACACCTGGGTAAATCCCGTTGTAAATAATTTTATTCTATCCATTTTTCTGTTTGTTTACAATTACTAAACATGTATCAATAGGGGTTCCACTTTCCTTGAAACTACCTGCAGGAAGTTCTTCAATTGTTCCTCCATGGCTTGCGACTAACCCTCTAAAAGCAACAGTTTTATTGTCGTTTCTAAACATTACCGAAGCAGAGGCAACAGCCACCACCACACGCTCCGCTATCTCTATAGCTTTAGTTACATGCTCAATATCCTGCCCTTTACTAAATGGTGGATTCATCACAATAGCGGTGTATTTTTTTTCTGGAACGAAAGTCAAAAAATCATCATGGACAAGCGAAAATCCTTTTTCGGTAAGTGTTTTTCTGTTTTCGTCGTGAAGCTCTATTACATCGCAATTCGGCATAAATTGTGCGATATTTCCTACCCCTGCACTCGGCTCAAGGCATATATCATCAAGCGTGATTTCGGCAAGTTTTATCATTTTTCTCGCCAGCTCTATTGGAGTTGGGAAGAACTGAAAATCCTTTTTAATACAGGAATACTCACCCGTATTGATGATATTTCCTATCATTTCCGAAACATCTTCTTGGAACAAATGAACCCTCTGTTTGGCATTCCATTTACCACCGATGGCAGTCAGCACCTTATTAAGTTGTGCGTAAGTCTTTCGGTCAAGTTGTTCTGTGATTCTAAGCGCTTGTCCTTCAGCTTCGCACCTTTCTAATAGGTCGATAATCTCTTTTTTTATTTTCATTTTAAATATTTTTTAATCTATTTTTAATATCGTTAAAATGGTTAAGAATGTCTTTTAATTCTTTGTCTTCGATATGGTTTAGATGACTGTCTAAATCTTCTAAAAGCTTGATTTTACTTTTATAATTCACACGAAGCCGATTGTATTCTTCAGCCAGCAAATCGATAAGCTGGGCGTGGTCTTCCATGGTGTCTTTGCTTGCCTCCAGTGCCATTGTTAAGGATAAGATTTGAGCCATCATCGTAACGATATAGTCTTGAATGATGAGTTTTGGGAGGCTTAATTTTAAATCCTTGAGCTGTTCTATATCTAATTTTTTGGAAAACCCTGATAAAAACTCATCATCTGGACAAATATCCAGCACTAAACGAGAAACAACTGCTGTCAGATACGGAAGGCTTACGCCTTTTTTCGGGCGGATAATCGCACAATGCCCACTTAAAACAGCTCTGTCGATAGTCATCATGCCAATTTTCCCAAGCGTTCCCACGGTGCTGATGATAATATCGCCTTTCATTGCGATAGTAGGGTTTTTGATTTGTTCCTCAACCACAAAGCGTCTGCATTGGATTTGACCTTTAACAATATCCGAAGCCCCTGTGATGTAGGGTGTTCCGTTTCCTTGCTCATTAGTTTTGCTTTTGTCTATGTTTTTCCCTGTTAATATTTCCGTACAGTCCGAAAGTTTGGTTATAATATTGAGTTTATCCATTATTTTTTTCTCTTACTTTTACTACTTCTCTTATTACTTTGTCGTCGATAAATACATAATTGTGCGTGTTTGGAACCAAGAGCTCCAGTCTTTCCTCGTTCTGGTCTTCCCATTGGTCCAGATCGTTATAATTACTCGGCACCTCCTTGAAAATCTCGAAAGCCTTCTCCCATTGTAGGGTTTCATCTTCGCAAATAAAACCCGTTTTTCTCCCGCAGCAATATGTGATAAGAACATACTTATAAGTCCTCCTGCTTCGCACCACTACAACATCCGTGTTGATGAATGTGCACTGGAAAGAAAGGTAGCCGAATTGCTCTTTCAGCTCTGCTCTATTCGTAGGGAACTCTGTTCTTATCATTGTTTAAAAAAATATATCGTCTTGCTCATTATTCGTTTCCTCGGCACTTTCTTCTGGAACTTGGATAAAGAAATGCTCCTCTGTTTTGCTGTCTGTCCATTTCATGATTCTTTGCCCCGCCTTATCCGTCAGCTGATCCTTTGGATTAAATATGTATCCTTTCAGCTCGCAGAACTGCTTTAGTTTATTCTTGAAAGAAGTCGCCGAAATCTGCTTCATGGAATTATTATAATTCTTCAAGTTTTCATACATCACTCGTCGGCACACCGCCTGGTTAATGTTTTCATCTTTGAAATAATCTTCAGCCCATTCAAAGAATACAATTCCAATTTCAGCCAATAGATTTCTCTTTCTAATGTTCCCTTCTGGTGCTCCTATCTTTTCATTTGTGGAAAGGTAGAACTGCAGGCACTGCATGGCAAAGTTTAGGAACAAATTCCACTGCTTTTCATCCCAGTCAGTGAAAAATCTATTGTTAAAATCATGCATCGGATTTCGCTCTGTGAAGCCTTCTATTTCGCCGTGATACCAATTCCCGAACGACATGAATAAAATCCTCCCTCTGGTGGAGCTGTCCAGCCCATAAGGTGCATAGTTGGTAGAAATACAGAACTTCGGAGATAGGTAGAACGGAATCAAATAAGCGTTCTGGTTCTTCGGGTTTACATTCAAGTCTCCAGTAATATCCGTGAATAATTGATGAAACTGGAATCTCTTATCCGCATCATCGAACAGCACATAGTCGGTCTGTTCCGTTATTCCATCATACAAGAAGTCGCTCTCCAGCAGTCCCTTTTTTCTCGCTCCTAAATACTTGGAATTCATGAACAATCTCAAAGCATGGCTGGAAAAAATAGACTTCCCTGTTCGCCCGTGGGACTCGTTATCATCCACCACCTCATTGTCCATGATATACAGACACCAAGCCTTAGCAGGGTCTTTGTATCGGTGGAGCATATACCCGAAAGAATACACCTTATTGATAAAATGCAATTCTTGTTCGTAGATCTGATCCTCTGAAAGTGTTTCTTTATTGATAATAAATTTGTTTTCATCAAGATAATTATCATATTCAGACGGCTTCAAGTCTCTCAGTTCCTCTTTCCAATGAACTCGGCAGGTGTTGATAAAGTAGTTCATGAAGTCGCAGTCACTTCTTACAATATCCAACTTCCAGTTGTTATTCTCATCTTTTTTAATGTTGAAAAACGGCTCTTCTATATTCAATTTAGAAGTGTTCAGAGTCGTTCTGGTCTGGCGGAAAATGATTTCGTTCAAAATATCGTCCTCCATTACATAACGGCTGTAACCTTTATCTATCCTCTCTATTTTATCCTTGCTGACTTCCCAAATGAACTTATCAAAGAAGAAAAACTGAGAAGTAGGAGTAAAGTCTGTAAAATCAAACTCCTTGCTCTCCAGGTTCTGAAGTTTTTTCTCCGAAACTGCCTCCGAACCTATTACCATGTTCAGCAATTCATCGGGAAAAAGTCGAAGCCCTTTTTCTTTTTGTTTTTCATCCAAAAACTTATTGAAAAAGTCTTTGATTTCCTGCGAGGAAACCTCCCGAAGAATGTGCTTGTTCTGCTGAACAAAATAGTAACCATCCTTTCTGGTGGCGTCTTTTATTCTGAAAAATCCGTTCAGCTTCAAAAAATTGAACGCATTTTTGTAATTCACGCTGTAGGTTGGCGTGTGGTCTATTTTCTTCCCCTCTTTGTTCGTTCTCCATTTTTCAATCCAAAACTTAGCAGGTCTGGCAAGTTCCAGAAATCTTTTCACTTTTGCTCGAAGCTCTTTTTGTTCCTTGTCCTCAAATGCAGCTTCAGATTTCATGAAGTCGGTAAAATCTTTTTTCGGATTACCTCTAAAATCTTTGGATTTAGTAAGGCTTTCTGGGAGCCATGCAGTCTTGATATCCATATGCTCCAAAGCCAGTTTCTTTCCAGCCTCGAAGCCTGTAGGGTCAAGGTCTGGAACATTGATGACCTCAAATGCATACTTGAAAAGCATCGCAATTTGTGTTTCGGTAATATCCGCTGTTTCGGAATTAAACCAAACCACAGTTTCGCCCGTAGAAGCCATATTTAGAGAATCTCTGTCGCCAGAGCAGATGACTATTCGCTCTAATTTTTTCACTTTGGCTGGTGCAGATTCCTCCTCGTCATCGTAGGACTCCTCTACTTCCTGCTGGAGTTTATTGTAAATAGACTTTACATTCTCCAGCCCAAAAATATGCTGTGATGGCTTCTTTCCAAGGTAAGAAAATCGGTATTTCTTATCTGTTGATTTCGGTTTGTAGATTTTCAGCCAAACTCTTTCCTCTTCGGGTTCTTCTACTACTACATTTTTATTTTCGCCCTCCAGGTGGATTTTCTTCTTTCCGCCTCCTGCTTTTACGATAAAGGCAAAAACAGGATAAGTTTCTGAACTCTCCACCGTGTAGACATTGCAGAATTCTTTTTGGGTATTCTCTTCCTTTTTGAGCCAAGAATAAGACTTCAAGGAATAAAGTCCATACTTTCTGCACACTTCCTCCGTCATCAGCGGTCCAAGAACCTCCAGCTCGTAAGGTGTGAAGTCCTTGGTTTCGTAGCAAAATCCGTCCTCGTTCAGCGTTCCCTCGAACTCGGAAAACTTGCATACATTTATATTTTTAGGTTTAGTTTTATTTTCGTCCAAAATCCCCAATTCTCTACCCAGCTGCAAAAGAGCTTCGAAATAAGTAAGCCCCATTTCATGAGCGTAGATGTGGATCCCGTTTCGGCTTTCGGCATAGAAACCTCCCGTGTCTCCCCAGTCTTTCACGAAATAAATCCCGTCCTTCTTGGAAAGATTAGCAGACTCTGTCCCCTCGTGCCGTATTTTAAAATGCTTGTTCTGCCGAACTTGAGGCAAAAACCTCTGTATCAAGTCCAGCCCGCCATTAGTCGCCTGGAATATATCTTGTTGATTTATTGGGAAATTCATTTCTTATAGTTTAGATAAAAAACCAGCTGGCAGGCTCGCACCGAAACCAGCTGGGAAACTTAAATTTAAATACAATGAAAAAAATACTTGTTCATCTTTTATAAATTCTCTCCTGGTTTGAAAACATTAAATTCCTCTTTCAAGAAACCCAGCTGAACCATTCTGTTACGATACCAAGTGGTATTGGCGTGCAGCTGTTCTTTTATAAGGATATTCAGTTCAGTTTTGCAAACAAACTTTTTATAAGTAAAAAGTCTTTTGCAGAAAGTCCGATACTGAGCTGTTTTATATCGAGAATTTTGTTTTGTCGGCTTTTCCGAAACAGCATCTGAAATAGGCGCTGTATTGTTTTTTTCTTTCTCCTTTAATACCCAGGTGTATTTATTTCTTTTTTCGTAAATCATTATCCAGTTACAATTTTTATTATAGCCTCGTTATCCTTGGCTAATTTTTCTATTTTACTTTTAAACTCAATAGTAAAGTCAGCATCGTTGTCTTTTAAAAAATCTATAACAGTGACTGGCACGGATGTTTTTTTGAAACCCTCTACAAAAGCCCTTAGTTTGGGATTTTTAATTCTACTTTTCATTTGTGAATATTTGAGTTTGAACAACAAAAGAAAACTTTTCAAGGAGCAGGAAAACCGTAGGTTTCTCACTCAGTTCAGCTGAACCATATATGGTTTTTTCTGGTGTAGAAATTTTCACTCCCTTTTTTCTCAGCCTGTAGCAGGCGTTATACTGTTGTCTTTTGGTGCTTGTCATGATTACCTTTGTTTTCACGAATTCTACATTCAGTAACATATGAGGACGCAGCCTGTATCAAAGTATTTATATGTCCCTCTGCCTCCATTGCACTTACAATAGCTTCTGCGATAAATGGTCCTTCCGCATGAAGCATAACTCCTTCTTCACAAGATTTTTCTCCATTTGTAAGGTAATAGAAACACAAGAACCCAAAGCCCTCTGGAGCCTGTGACAACAATTCTCTTAACTGCTCTTCAAATTCTAAATTTACCGCAAGCGGTTTATCTGTTTTTTTCATCTTATTTATTTTAAATTATAATTGAGTTTTTAAGTTAAAAAGCCACTGCACCCCGTCTAGGCTGGTCTGTTGTCCAAAAATTTATGAAGAAAGAATTTGTGATAATATTTAGACCCTTCGTGGCTTGAATATGGTAGACAATAATCTTTGTCGAATATCTCTTTCTAGGTAATGTTTCGTCTTTGTCGAAGATGTTTTTTCTGCTCCAACACCAAGCATCTGCATTAACCGCTGTTGTTCCTTTGCGTCTAATGCTTTGATAATAGGCAGTACATTCTCCGCTGTCATTGAAAAAACTATTTACTCCAAATGTCTTTTTCAGAGAAACCTTCTTCCTTGTAAAATTCAACTAATTTAGCATGACCTAGTTTATCAGAATTACTTCTAGCCAACGCTCTTACAGAGGTTTGCTGAATGTCTAATATCAGTGCTATTTTTAAGCTGAATTTGTTGTCTCGTAAAATCTTATCTATAATCTTTTTTGATATTTTCATATATTTGTATTTACTTTTTATTATTATGTTTATATAAATAATTTATTACCGCAAATGTAAGTATAAAATTTCATACTTCAAAAGAAAATATGGATAAAATTTCACCTATAAAAGCAAGGATACTGCAATTTATTGAAAATCAAGGCATTCAAAAAAAAGAATTTTGCGATAAAACAAATATATCTTATTCAAACCTGAAAGGAAAATCTCTAAATAGTGAAATAGGAGGAGAATATTTAATCAATATCGTGGAAGTTTATAGCGAAATTTCGCCCACATGGTTACTTACTGGGAAAGGAAATATGATAAAGACTTTAGAGCAAAATTCAGAGGAAAATTCTACAAACACAAAACTCTATGAACAGTTACTATCGGCAAAAGACAAAGAAATAGCTCAAAAAGAAGAAGTAATATCACTATTGAAAGACCATATAAGCACTTTAAAAAATATGCCTTCACTGGGGAATCCCAGTGCAAATGTGGGATAAATTTGGCTCTTGTTTAAAAATTGTAAAAAAAGAATACTAAAAACGAATACAAACCGTATTCTCCAAAAAACTTAAATAGCTGGGTAAGAATATATTATAAAATCAATTTTGCCACTAATATAATTCATAACCCAAAGGTCACGGGTTCAAGTCCCGTCTTCGCTACAACAACATCTGTAATTCAATAGTTTATAGATGAAAGGGACTAAAATAGGGACTTTACAAAAATTGTAAAGTCCCTATTTCTATAAAATAAATGGTAAAGAGCATCTCAACTCACTTGTAAAAAATAATGCAAGGTTTTCCCCTACCTGCAAAAAATAAGGCAGAGCCTCCCCCATTTACCTGTAAAAAATAATGCAAGGTTTTCTCCTACCTGTAAAAAATAATGCAAGGTTTTCTCCTACCTGTGAAAAATAATGCAGGGTTAATTTTGTTAATATTATGATTATCAGGCTTTTAATATATTTTCAATAAAAAAATCCCTTTATACTATATATAAGTATATATATTGTGTGAATATATTATGAGTATATGAAGAGGAACAAAAATTTCTTTTTCTGCAATTCTTTTTTTTAAATAAAAAAATCCTTTTTTTAGAGCTTAAAATCTATTTTACAAAAAATATACATTGAAAATCAATGTTTTATGTTGCTCTAATAAAATTCCTTTACCAAAATATAAAATATCTGAAAGCTAACCGAAAAGAGAGGTGCAAGATGTGTCTTTGTATATACAACTTTTCAGTTGATACACAAAGACCATCTTGCCTTTTTTGAGAAAAAAGGATTAGAAAAATTTCGGAACTCATTTTTCTTTTCAAAGGATTTTAAATTTATTTGATTTGATATGAAGAGATTTTTTTAGTTTTTTTTCAGCAGATGGTACAAAATAGTTCAAAATAGTTCAAAATAGTTCAACCCTCCCTTAAATCCTTGTTTGTCATAAAATTAAGTTGAAACTTTGCCAAAAGACAAACCTCAAAATGCAGAAAGAAAACATAATTTTTAGGATAGAGAAATCTAAAAAAGAAGAATGGAAAAGATTCTGCAAAGAAAAGGGGATAACATTAACAAGTCTCATTATCAACTCTGTGGAAGGCAGGGCATGGGATAATGAGCGAAAAAAAGCATTAGAGTTCATTGAAAAACAGGGAAACCTATTTGCCAAAGTAGAGAATAATATCAATCAACAGGCAAAGTTCATTAATTCTCAAAAATTTATGACAAAGGAGCAGATGCTTCAGTTTGGGAATGATTTGACAGAAGTGATAAAATTGAAACAAGAGCAAAATCTGATTTTTAAGAAAATCTACCATTTTATAGCAAATGATAGTAAAGATTTTAAGTTCAGCGAGTAGTGATTTTCATGGAGTGAAATACAATGACAAGAAAAGGGAAAGTGGAGCTGGGGAACTCATGCTGATGCAAAACTTTCCAGATGGAATTGATGAAAAAAGCAAACAGGAAGAAATGAGAAATTATTTCAAATCTATTTCCAAAAGTGATAAGGTAAAAAAGCCTCAATTTCATGCTACTATTTCTACCAAGTTTCAAAATCATTCCAAAGAAGAGCTGACAGAGATTGGAAAACATTTTATGAAAGAAATGGGATATGAAAATCAGCCTTATATTATTGTTTTTCATAACGACACGGAGAATAATCATATTCATTTAGTTTCTACAAGAGTCGATAAAACGACAGGAAAGAAAATGGATGATAGTTTTGAAAAACTAAAATCTCAAAGAGCTTTACAAAAAGTTTTAGCTGAGTTACAAGGGGTAGATTTGGATAAAGAGTTAGAAAAGCTTTTAAAATACAAATACAGTACAGCAAAACAGTTGGAACTTTTACTGGAAAGGAGTGGGTTTAAATTTATCAAAAATAGAGAAAATGATACTGCTTTTGATATTTTGAAAAATGGAGTAAAACAGAAAACTATTTTTGATAATCAGATTGTTTTTAATTCTAAATCAGATTCCAAAAGAGCAAATCAAATCAAAGCTTTTTTGAATAAATACAAAGAAGTTTACTCAAACAAGGTTTTTAAGATAATAGATAACCGAGAAGCAGAGGGAATAGAAGATGACCAGACCAAGCGAAATGCTATTCCTAAAATAGAGTTTGAAAGTGAACTGCAACACAAAATGAGAGAGATGTTTGGGATTGATATTGTTTTTCATCACAAAGATGGACAACAGCCTTTTGGATATTCTTTGATAGACCATAAAACACAGAAAGTATTCAAAGGAAGTGAAATAATGAAAATGAATGAAATTTTTGATTTCACAAAGGAAAAATTAGATAAACGAATTTTTGAGCAAATTAAAGATTATAATGTTTTTAATGCTCAATATAAAAAAGAGTTATTGAATTATTTCCATCATCACTCTAAAAACGATGAAGCAAGGGAGATTAAGGAATTTATGATTTTTGAGAATAAAAACCGAAAAGATATGGAGGAATATAAAAAAGTCCGAGAAGAAACTTTCCAAGTGATAAGACACTCTAAACCAAACACAGACATTTCCATATTTGAAGGAGAAGATGGTAAGCATTATATCACTCATAAACAATATCATCATATACACGAATTGGAAAGCCTTGTCGGACAAACTCCGTATCAAAATTTTATAAACCCACAGAGCGAACAGGTTTCTACTAAAAATATTCAAGACGATAAATTGTCTAAAGTGATAAATGAATTCTTGTTTGAAATAATGAAAAGTTCAGGGAAAGGTCTTGACCCTGCTGAAGAAGAAAGAAAACGAAAACGAAAAAAACGAAGATAAGATGATAATAACTTTTGGAACACAAAAAGGAGGTGCAGGAAAAACTACTCTTGCTATAGCCTTTGCAAATTATCTTGCTCTGCAAGACAAAAAAATAAATGTTTTTGATTTTGATTTTCAAAAATCATTTTATCATAAATGGGAGGAAGATGAAGCATTGGACATTCCAAAATTGTATGAAGTAAAATCAATCGGTGAGAACGATAAACCAATAGATTTTGAAGCTATCATGGATATGAAAGAAAGTGAGGAAATCTATTTGTTTGACCTTGCAGGAACACTTGATGATAAATATACTTCTCTGCTGATAATGAGTGATTACATTGTAATTCCTTTTGAATATTCAGATGTTTCTGCAAAATCTACTTTTAGATATTTGTATGATGAATATGATGGCGAAAAGCCAACAACGAAAGAATTTATTGAAAATTCGCCAAAATTAAAAACTACTATGGAGCTGATTGCTCAGAATAAAAAAGACCAACCAGATGCAGGGCAGATTATCTATTCTGAATTAGGGGTTTCAGAGTTTCCAAAACTTAAAGAATATTTGGTTTCAGAAGTGGGATATAAAGATAATGAAGTAGCGATGATTACAGGGGCTGTTAGTAAAAACCAACGACTAAATATTCAAGAAAAATTCAACAAAGGGGATATTAAAGTTATTATCGGTTCAGAGGCTATCCAAGAAGGAATGAATTTACAGGAAAAAACTTCTGATATGTATTTATTATCTCTTCCGTATAACTTTACTTCACTTCACCAAATTGAGGGTAGAGCTTGGAGGCAGGGAAACCAGTGGGAAAATGTAAGAATTAATTTCATGCTGACCAATGATAGTGTAGATGTTTTTATGCTTCAAAAACTTCAAGCTAAACAGTCTCGTTATATGGAGGCTATGAAAAAGGGAGCAAATGTAATAGATGTTTCTGATGTAGATACTCAAGAACTGAAAACAGCTCTTATTACCGACCCAACTAAAAGGGCAGAAATTGAAATTTCTATCCTTAAAAAACGCTACGAAAACGAGAAAACTCGCCATGAAGCTGATTTGGGGTTTGTATCAAGGAAGTTTGAAGATTATGTAAAAAGTAGAGAATATCAGCAGGTTAAAAATTTGAAATTAGATTTGGAAAAATACACTCAATGGCAAAATTCAGGTAATGGAAATTGGGAAAACCAAATAAAATGGACAAAAGAAAAATTGGAGATTTCTGAACCTGCTTTAGCTCAATTAGAAAATAAGCTTAAAGAAAAAGGAATAAATATAAATGATTTCCAAATAAGGAAAGAGCAGACAAATATGAAAATAGCTGAAATAAGTGACAAAATTGAAAACGAATTGCCTCTATTAAGAGAAAAAATGATTAACCAATATAGAGCAGAAAAAGAAGAAAAACTCAAAAATTACAATCCGATTGATTTTGTAAAAGAAAGAGAAGAAGAGAACAGGGAGTTTTTCAAGTTAAGACCCAAAGAAGAAAAGGTTGCTGAAAAAGAAGAAATCATGCAAGAGCCTACTAAATCAAGAATGCGGAGGTAGAAATTTTAAAATTTATTTATTGTTTATCTTTATTTATTTCCTTTGGTAAAGCCGTGTTTTATGGTTTTCCCGCCACAGTAGAAACACCTGCCCACACATCTGGAACACGAGGAATGAAACTCAGTCATATACATCATTATTTTTGTGCAAAAATAATATAGATAGGCTATTGCCCATCTATATTATGGTTTTTATATTATTATGTTAGTTCTGTTTATCAGATAGTTATATATTATTTATAATTAAAACAACATATCTGGAACATTACCACATTACCTGAATATAGATAATAACAATAATATGGAAATTAATATAAGACTTGCATATGATTGAAATAATCTAAGATAATTCATAGGATTACTATTATCTTTTTTTATTTGCTTTCTTTTATCTCTTAAATATAATATGTTTAATATTAACATCAATATATAAGCTATAATGTATTCTTTTCCTATCATAATTATTCTTTTTCTACTGCTTTTTTAGATGTTTCTCTAATTATTTCTGTTTTGACTTTGTTCATTTCGTTTAATTTCTTTTGTGCTTGAGAAGTCATTCCCTTTGTTGGGGTTGGACCTGGAATTAGAGCATCTATTGTTTTGTCTATGATATAAGCAGTACCTATATTATATATTGCTTTTCCAGTTTTGTTATCAGAAAAATCTTGTGTAATAAGTTCTACACCTACTTCCATAGCATTGCCAACAGTAGAGGAAAATCCACCTGCGGTTGATAATGCAAGACCTGGAGTCGCTCCAACTCCAGCTACAGGAGCACCTACGGCAGCCATTCCTAATCCTGCTATAGTTGCTTGATCTCCTGTTTCTTGAAAGTTCTTGGCTAAGGATAATATTTCTTTTTTATTATTTTTTACCCAAGTTTGTGCTTGTTTTGCGGTGTTAATAATTGCTTGTTTTGTATCATTATAGGTTTTACTTACTTTATACTGAACATATGTTCCAATTCCTTGGAGTTGCCCTTGAATATAACTTCCAACACCTGTTGGGTCAAAATAACTTTGCTTCCCATTTGGATCTACAAAAACAATAGGATTCTGGTAGGTATATGTATAAGTATTTAGGTTCATGGGGTTGAATACCCCTCTATTATGTTGTCCATCTATGTAATGCTCATGTTCTTTGATAGGATTATAGCCACTAAGAGGATCAGTATTCAGCCATAGACTGGTTTTACTATCCAAGTAACGAGCTCCGTAGTAGTAAAGCCCCGTCTCAGTGTCTAGCTCCTTCCCATTAAACAAATACGGCATCATAGTAGAAGTAGAATGCTCCTCAAACAACACCTCTCCAAACGCTATATACTCTGTATGCTGGGTTATTCTTCCCTCTCTATCCGTAATGTAACTGCTTGACCCCAAGTGATCTGGATGGTGAAAATACACATTTTTTTCGGGAACGCCATTATAGTATTCCCTTACCAAAAATAATATTCTTTTTATTACTAATAGTGAAAGATATGAATGAATAATCACAATCTTCAATATGTATTTTTCCTTCTTTACAACAAGAGTTAATATAATTGATATAATAAATGAATACTATTTCTCCATTTTCTAGTATTATTCTTTTATTTGGATTTCCAAATATTTGTTTTAATAAAATAGTATCTTTACTATTTCTGACTTGCTCATAGAGCTTTTCTCCCATAGCAATTGTTCTTTTATTTTCACACCCTAAACTATCTTTTTTCCATATAGTTTGTATACTATTATTTTCTTTATTAAGAATGATTGTATTTTTGTTTTTTATTTTTTGTTCGCAAGAAGATAAAAGATTACATACTATCGCCAAATTTATCCAAAATTGTATTATCAATTTTAGGCGTTCCAATATAATTAGTTCCATTATTATCTGTTTTTATATTATTTATTATTCCTTGTATATCCGTATTACGAACTCTTCTATGTATAGGATTTACAGAACCTCCTTTTGTTCCTGCTGGAGCTTTAGAATCGTATTGATACTGAGGATCTACTAAAGAACCTCTTGCTGCCATAATATTAGGTATTCCTTCACCTCTTTGATCTGATATATGATATAATCCTAATCCATGAGCATTTTCATGAGGAGCTGTAGAAGATTCTCCTAATCCATCAGAAACTAACCAATGTCCAGAATTACTACCTATAGCATTCATAAATGAACGCCCATGTCTATTGGTATTTTTTTCAATTCTTATAAAGTTCAATTTTCTATCAGTATTATCCCTAGCTAAATTTTGAGCTTGAGATACAGACAGTGTTTCATAACTAATTTGGAATTTTACTTTCCAGCCATTTGTTCCATTATATTTTACAGTACCACCATAATTATTAAATTGATAACTAATTTCATTTGCTATACGAGAAGATAAAGAAGGATTTGCTTCTGTTCCATAGAAGATAAATTTTTGAGCTATAATAATATTTTTGTTTGCTTTATTTATAGTAACATCTGCCTGTTTTCCATTAGGATCGATATATCGGATTGGATTCTGGTAGGTATATCCGTATGTATTTAGGTTCATTGGATTGAATACTCCTCCGTTGTGTTGTCCATCTATGTAATGCTCATGTTCTTTGATAGGATTATAACCACTGAGTGGGTCAGTATTGAGCCAAAGGCTGGTTTTCATGTCCAGATATCTCGCACCAAAATAAGTCAGATTGGTCTCACTGTCCAGCTCCTTTCCATTAAACAAATATGGCATGGTCTTGCTCGTGCTATGCTCCTCAAACAACACCTCTCCAAACGCAATATACTCCGTATGCTGGGTTATTCTTCCCTCTCTATCCG